ATCTAATCGGCGGCTTTGACGATGAAACCGGCTCACTTAAACCGGCCGATGAACATCCTGACTCCCCGTTACCTTGGTTGCCTGTTTTAGTTGTAACTGGTCTCTCCACAATCCCGCCTGAAAAGGTGTGATCCTTTCCCCGTGCGGTCGATCTCCCCGCACGGGGTTTTTATTATGGTGAATTTATGTGCCACTTCCGAACCCCTTATTCGAAAGCCGTACGAGCACCCTCGCACGGCATTTTGTTTACTGAGCCTTCTCAGACTGATCAGAGTTCTTTAGAAGAAACCACGATTGATTATTACCTGCGGCGTTATGCCGCTACTGGTATCGATCCTGCCGCAGGCCGCTTGGAGGCCGCTCAGTTTGGCGATTTCAGCTCAATTGATGATTTCCGTTCTGCACAAACAAAAGTAGCCGCTGTTAGAAGCGGCTTTGAGTCTTTGACCGCTCAGGAACGCGCTCAATTCGACAATAATTTCTCGAATTATGTTGAATTTATTTTGAATCCTGAGAATGCAAAAGCCGCTCAGGATATGGGCTTTTTGCATGCTCCCATCGTTGAAGGAATGAAAAATGAAAAGGAAATCGAGCCCGTTACGTCGAGTACTTCGGAAGTCTCTCAGCCGTCGTCCTCTGACGGCGAAAAGGCGCCTGCGTAGGCGTCGTTGATAGTCTCGGCACATGACCCCTGCTTGTTGTAAATGTGCCGAGTGACACCAAGAGAAAAATCATCCATAGGATTTAACAATGTCTAAACATACCGTAGCCCGTCAAGGTTCCTCCTACAATCGTTTTGCGACTCTCCCGAAGGCTCAAATTCAGCGTAGTGTCTTTAATCGCTCTCACGACTACAAGACTACTTTCGATTCTGGTTACCTTATCCCTTTTTACGTGGATGAGGTTTTGCCTGGCGATTCGTTTAAGCTCAACTGCTCTGTCTTTTGCCGTTTGGCTACTCCGATCGTCCCTTTTATGGACAATCTTTACCTTGAAACCTTTTTTTTCTTCGTTCCCAACCGACTTGTATGGAAGCATTGGGAAAACTTCATGGGTCAGCAGGATAACCCTGGTGACTCTACTGATTATCTGATTCCTCAGACTGTTGCCGGTAATTCAGGTTTTGCCGTTGGCTCTGTGGCTGACTATTTCGGCATTCCGACTAGCGTTAAAGGCCTTTCAGTCTCTTCTCTTCCGTTCCGTGCATACCAGCTTATTTATAACGAGTGGTTCCGTGATGAGAATCTTCAGGAACGCGTTGGCGCTTGGGCCCCTGCCGCAACTTATAAGGATGACCCCGTTGGTGACTGGAATGACACAAACTCTACTGGTTTGACGCTTCTCCGTCGTAATAAGTATCACGACTATTTCACCTCTGCTCTGCCGTGGCCTCAGAAAGGCAACGCGGTAGACGTTAATTTTGGTGTTGGCGGTGCCATTGCTTGGAATACTGATTCTTTCGCTCTTTCTGCTTCTTCTGTTTCTTCTATCGATTCTCGTATTAACGTTACTGTTTCTAATCCTAATAAACGTGCTTTTATTGCCCCTAGTCTGGCTTTCGAATTTCAAGGTTACAATAATCGTGTTGGAGCCTCTGCCCCTCTTTCTGATTCTCCGTTAACAGGGCATTCTGGTGATGCTGTTTTTACTTCACCACCTGATGTACAAACTCCCACTGGCAGTGCTACTGTTAGTCCGACGTCTATTGATTTGCCTTATCTTGAGTTCGTTGGTCAGCAAGGCGCAGGCCTGACCATCAATGACCTTCGTCAGGCCTTTCAGGTTCAAAAGCTCCTTGAGCGTGATGCCCGAGGTGGTACGCGTTACACTGAAATTCTTCGTTCGCATTTCGGCGTTGTTTCGCCCGATGCTCGCTTACAGCGTCCTGAATATCTTGGCGGCTCTAGTACGCGAATTCTGATGAATTCTGTTGCTCAGACTGCCGCAACGAATGATGTGACCCCGCAGGCTAACTTGTCCGCTTTTGGTCTGTTCGGCGATTCGTTCCATGGCTTCTCGAAGTCTTTCGTAGAACATGGCTACATTATTGGCCTTGTTAACGTTCGTGCTGACCTTTCGTATCAGCAGGGTGTTAACCGTATGTGGTCGCGTAAATCGCGCCTCGATTTCTATTTCCCTGTCTTGGCTCACTTAGGTGAGCAGGCTATCCTTAACAAGGAAATTTATGCTCAAGGTAATGCCGCGGATGATCAGGTATTTGGTTATCAAGAACGCTTTGCGGAATATCGTTACTCGCCTTCTGTCATTACTGGCAAAATGAGAAGTACTGACCCTCAGACGCTCGATATTTGGCATCTTGCGCAGAAGTTCGATTCACTGCCTACGTTGTCCAGTCAGTTCATTCAGGACAATCCGCCTGTGAGCCGTGTTGTGGCTGTTCAGTCCGAACCTCAGTTCATCCTTGATGCTTGGTTTGACTTGAAGTGTATTCGCCCGATGCCTGTTTACAGTGTGCCTGGCCTTGTTGACCATTTTTAAGGTGATTTAAATGGGTTTATTAGGTTCGATTATTGGGCAAGTTGGTGGTTTTGTTGGAAATAAAGCAACGGATTTCCTGCTTGGTAATTACAATGCTAATAAAGCGTGGAGCCGTCAGAAGCAGGCGGCCCAATCTGCGCATCAATGGGAAGTTGCTGATCTTCGCGCCGCTGGTTTGAATCCTATTCTTTCAGCTACTGGAGGAAATGGCGCTAATCTGCCTTCTGTTGCTGTTGCTCAGACTGCCAACTCTGAAGCCCCTAATATTCTTGGCATGATGTCCGCTTATCAGGGAATTCGTAATCAAGAACAACAAGAAAATGTTCTTAAGGCTCAGGAAGAACTTTTGAAGACTCAGGCGGATCGCGAACGCGATTCCGCTACGTTGTTGCGTTCTCAAACTGCTCAGATCAATACAACCAATTACATCCCTGCTGTTTTTAATGCTCGCCTTATGGCTGATCCCAAATTACGCAATCAGATGGTTAATATGTATCAGACTGAGCGTTATAAGAATGCTCTTGGCCAATTTGGTCAGCTTCTTGGTGGTGTTCAGCAGTTTGGCTCATTATTTTTTGGAGGTCGTTAGCATGGGTGCTCTTACGATTTGGCATTGGCTTGTTACCCTTGGTTTAATTTTTCTTGGTGTCTATTTTTTTTGGAGGTGCATTAAATGGCTTTGCATGAAAATGACTGGTGGGCGCTCTTAGTTCATGTAGCCGATACTATCGTTAGCTTTTTTAAACAACTTTTTGGAATTTCGTAATCATGTCTCGTCGTCGTCATAAAATCAGCAGACGCGCGTCAAAGCGCATATTCAGCCGCACAGCGGGCCGCACCCGCAGCCTCAACCTCAGAACCGCGGTTCCCCGCGGCGGTTTCAGGCTTTAAACCCAAACAGGACAGCCCCCGCCATGCGGGGGTTCAATGTCTTTTGTTTACTGCAAGAAAAATCGGAGACGCCGTAGCGAAGCGAAGGCGAATTCGAGCAACGCGCGGGGTCCAGGGGCGGGCGCGCCCCCGCCCCTGAAGCGGTAGATCGATTTGCACACATAACGCGCGACAGGCGTCGCCGCGCTAAGGTGCATAACGTGCACATGACCGTATCAAGCGCGAGCGTATGAATGCGCGTGCGCGTGCGTTTCGCGCGTGCGCGTGCAATAAAGGAGCGAAGCTGTGCCCTGTTATCACCCTTTGAAGCTCTACCGAGCGAAGGCAGGCCGGAACAAGGAAACCGGCCGATGGCCGCTAGTGAGTAACCCGCGTTTTGGACTTCTCGACCAAGTGGTCGAGGTCCCCTGTGGGCGTTGTATAGGCTGCCGTCTTGAACGCTCAAGACAGTGGGCTGTGCGGTGTATGCATGAACTAAAATCGCATGACCAGTCAGCGTTTTTAACGCTGACATATAAAGACCCGCCCCCCGGCGGCTCTCTAGTCTTGAAGGACCTTCAAGACTTCTTTAAGCGTCTTCGTAAAGCCATTTACCCTATTAAGGTCCGCTACATGGCCTGTGGCGAGTATGGCGAGCAGTTAGGCCGCCCCCACTATCATGTAATCTTGTTTGGTTATGACTTTCCTGACAAGGTGCCTTTCAAGAAAACTGGTAGCGGTTGTCAGACTTACATATCTCTTCAGCTTGAGCACCTTTGGGGGCATGGCATGACTAACATAGGTGATGTGACTTTTGAATCTTGTGCTTATGTTGCTAGGTACGTGACTAAGAAAGTTAACGGCGATGCCGCTGAGGATCATTACACTTTTGTGGACCCTGAGACTGGTGAAATTTTTCACCGTAAGCCCGAGTTTATTGTTATGTCTCGCAAGCCAGGAATTGGCTCTGCATGGGTCGATAAGTATCAAGATGACGTGATCGCGCATAAAGGTCGCGTTCTCTCGAACGGTCATTTAGCGACAATGCCGCGTTATTACGAAAAACAGCTTGTCCGCACCCGCGAGGATGATGTCTTGACCATTAAGGCAAGACGTGCTAACGTTTCACGTGAAACAAAACTTGCTAAGCCTCTTGAGTTCGGCCCCGACCGAATGGCAGTTAAGGAAGAGTGTCAGCAGTTGCGTTTCAAGAAGTTGCCGCGCCCCCTTGAGGCTATGCAACAATTTGGTAGTTATGTTGAATTAAAAAAGGATCTGAAAAAATGAAACTCTTTGCAGTTCGTGATAAGAAAGCGCAGTATTTTTTGAAGCCGTTTTTTGCGCGTAACGAGGGCGAAGCCTCTCGTTCTTTTGTCGATGCCTGCCACGATACACAGACGCCTTTGGCTCATCATCCCGAAGACTACGATTTGTATCTAATCGGCGGCTTTGACGATGAAACCGGCTCACTTAAACCGGCCGATGAACATCCTGACTCCCCGTTACCTTGG